TGTAGTTGATCCATAATTTTATCAAAAATCTTTTTACCAAACTGATACATCATTACTTTACCGTCGTTATCAGGTGCAGAAGGATCAGATACAACTAAGACATTGGCTACATAATGTAGACGGCGCTTACGTTGTCTTACTGTTTCCTTATCAGACTCGATACCTGAGTTCCAAAGGCGTGTATTCGCTTCAGATACTGGATCTTGTTGACCAATAGATGTAAGTGATCTTTCAATGTACCACTGACCTGTTGGTCCTTTGAAACCATGATCCCAATAACGAACCCAAGGTAACTCATTACCTTCAGTTGCTGGAAGGAACCGTAGGATAGCATAGCCATTGCCGGCTTTATCCACTGTTGGTTTCCAAATACGATCATCACCGTATTTCTTTTTTTGTTGTTCTCCACCTGCAGATTGTGCTGCTGCGACTAGTTTCGAAAAGTCGGTACGTGTACGTTTTAGATTTGCAAAAGACATATATATTTCTCCGTATGTTTTTATATTGCTGAATTATCCACATTAATCATGATATAGTTATTATATATTAGTTTACTCAATAGGTAAACAGTTTTGTCGAGGTAAAAAGTTTAATCGCATCGCCTCGGCTTCGATCTTGTTTTTTATAATTGGTGAAATGAATCTCTTCACTTCTTCTAGTTCCACCTCATGCTTTTCACAGAGGTGGATGACTGCATCCATATAGGATGACTTATGACTTTGGACGGTAGTTTCTATTTCCTTTGCGAAGTCGCTTTTGGTTAGAAACGTTTTTTCTTGCTGCATAATCTTCGTCTTCCATTTCTTGAGTATATTCTTCTCCGATGTCTGGGTAGAAGACACCAACTGATCTTTTAGGTGAACCGTCTGCGTTGTACGCCATTGCTATACTACGATAACGAATACGATTCTGTTTTTCTTCACCGTAACGATGATCACGATACACGCCGTCGCCTAAGTATCTTTGTAGGTTAAAGACATAAGCATCAGTATCAAAATAAGCTTGCCGCTCATTCTTATCCTTACTATCCTTCCAACCTCTCATAGACTTAAGAACATCTTTTTGATACTTTAACCAGTCTTTTACTTTACTAGCATTTAGAGCATGATCAATAGGCAAGTCACGAATAGACTCATGAATAGATAAGTTTTTAGCAGGACCACGTGCTTCACGTGCTTTTTTCATACGTTCAACAAGAACAGCTTTCTGCTCATCGGTAAGCTTACGCTTCTTACGTTGCTTCTTTACTTCACCCATAACGGTGCCTTTAAGTTCGTCTCTAAATTTATCACGCTTAGACATGTATGTAACTCCTTCAGTTTACTATTCTATTCTACCACAGACGTGAGAGAAAGTAAACCTTTTTGTTTTGTTTAAAAACAATTACTTACGTTTTTTTTAATTATGAATTTTTTTCGTCAAGAGGAAGAAGTTCAATCTCACCGTCACGCTTCTGATAACGAACGTATCCACCATCAACTAAATAGTCAATAGTATGTTGTATCGTATCATTCTTATCGCCTTGGCCGTAGTATCTTCCAATCATGAAAGCACAACCTGAAGCACCAGCCAATAAGATCCACTGTGCAGTTTGTAACGAGAGATAAATCATCTATTCCTCCAATAGCGTAGTACTATTTATTAAGTAAACGAGAGCACACTATCGACTCGAAAAGATCGCCATTCATTTTTATTGACATCAATTACACGAATTGCTTCTTTAGAAAAACCTTTGCTTTCTTTGTCAGTGTTGTTATCGCTTGATGATGCAGGGATAGCATCTTCTTGAAGAGTGCACATCATATCTCGCTCTTCACCGTTTGCTTTCTTGAATATTACACGACAGTTACGTTCTCGCAACTCACTAATCATTTCATCACGATCCATCATTAGATCCTCCGTTATTACGTCTTTCATTTTCTTCAATTATCCTTTCTAATAATTTTTCAGCACGACCTAAACGATAGTTGATCTTAGTAATCTTTTCGTTTAGATCATGCATTTTCATTTCTAATTGATTAGTCCCAGTCATTATCGTACCTTGTAGTTTCGTACATGACTTCGCCATAATATTCTTTAGCGTACTTTGAAGCGTCAGTCCAATGATACATGTTTTCACCTTCTTTAGGTATTTGCATGAAATCACGCTTAGCTTTTTTAGCTTGTTTTTTGACAGCGGCTGTCTTGGCACGAACCTTAGCCATACGCTGTTTACGTGCTTCGTTTTGTTTTTTTGTTTCAGCGATTTTTTTGATAAGCGCCATACGATCGTCATAGTTAGTTGCAACAGTCATTGTATTCTCCTTCAATTTCTATAACCTTTCTACCACAGTTAATACCGAATGTACACCATTATTTTTCATTTATTGAATAGTGTATCATTTATGTTACACGTTTCTTATCTAAAACAAACGTTCCCTCGTGCAGGTTAAATGATTTCATAAGTTTAAAATACGTTTCTGGTTTAAAAGTAACTACATCAAACAACTTTGTTTTTTCATTCCACTGGCGAATATGGCAATAGTCTTCGTACAGCAGCGCTTGCACATCCTCGAGCTCACCAGTGTCATCCATGATAGTGATCATGGTTTCATCCATATCAAATTCTACAGTAATCATTTTTCCACGCTCAAGTTGCTAGGATCATACTGTTCTCCATTATATTGAGAACCAGTCTTACCTTTGCCTGTTTCTACTCCACTGTTACAACCAAATACAACAATACCAAGAAATATTGCTGCATACATCGTAACTCTTTTTGTCCATAACATAAAAGTTTCAAATGTTTTTTCAGCTTCGTCCTGAACGACTTGACTAGGTTTCATTTCGTGGTCCTGCATGATAACAAGCGAGCTCTATTTTATAGTACTCGTTTTCAACAAACTTTCCCCAATTTCTTGGAGCAATAAATTCTGTACATTCTGCTAATGTCATAGGTTCCTGGTGGACATATTGATTTCCAATATACATCCATTCTCCGGCTGCGGTCTTACCCCACAACGTGATAACAAATATCACTGCGTCTGTTATATTCATCCTTCACCCTCCAACCCTAAGCATGGAATAAGAATAGATTGCTTACAGTTATCTGGATAAGCAACTGCTGATCCTATGATAGGCAAACCAGCCATCACCAAAATAATAATCAATAAGGCCCAGCCTAGTCCTTTTGTTGTACAATAGTTTTCACTCATCTACCACTCCTTAAAATTTCCAGATTTTTCATTATCACGATAACCTGCTGTGTATGCAGTAATTTCTGCAGGAGTCATGTCTTTCATTTCAACTCTATCAGATATATTTGTTGCGCCTGTAAAGTAATGAGGATCATAGGGACGACGGTAGTAACTATCAGCACCACCGCGATCAAAAGCTCCGCCATGTCTATCATCGTATTCCATTACACACCTCTATAAAGCTTAAAGATATTTTGACGATCCTTGAATCCAATATCCATTTTCCACAAAGCATGACAAAAGTCTTGATCGCATTCAGGATCACAACGTTCGTTTACGATGAGGAGACGAAGAGCTAGCTTCCAGTTACATTTAAGAGCATTCATTGTTGAACGAACACCTTTACGAAGATCTACAAGAGCTTTTGCTTCTTGCTCTTCCTCAGCTTTGATACCTTCGTCAATTGTATCACAAAGCTCATCCCACAAAAGTTGTTTATGAACTTTATTCATGCCGTTCCATTTTTCCATGAAACTTTGACTAGGACGAAAACCATAAGCATCTTTATGTACGTCTGAAATTAATCTATCATCAAAACAAAAAGCCATATCATATCTCCTTCATAACTTATAGTACTATTCTACCACAAGTAAATTAGAATGTACACCTTTTTGTTTTATTTGAGATCAACTACTTACGTTTTTTTCTTCGAGCTCTTCTTCGTCAGATTTCTTGAGTTCGCTAATAGTTTTATTTAAATCAATAATGTCTTGTTCTAAGTGGCGTATCTTTTTCTTGAGTTCACCTGTGTTTTGCCATACCAGTTTATCTACGTTCTGTAGGTCGTTCCACATGGAAAACACTACACCGCCGATAAATAAAACTCCAAGCGCAAGTAAGATAGCCAGCACATCCATTATGCTGCCACTTTAAACCATTCAGGTACATCACGCTTTGACCATATCATATTAAAACGATCTTGCTTAGTTTGATAGTATTCTTGATAAGAACGAACAGGATCGTCTTTATGCATACACTGTGGTTCATGTTGCATAGCAAGAGCAAAGTCTGTATATAGATTAGACCATTTAATATTGCTAGGAGGTTTACTTAGCATATCACGAAGCTTAGTATCTGTGCCATGAACTTTGCCATAGCGATAAGTGTATTCGTCGCACAAAGCTACAAAGTGTTTGTAGTGCCATTCGTAATTAGCATTTGTTTGCATAGTCCATACGGTACATGGATGACCATGATGTACAGCTTTGTAGAGTAACTCTTCACGTTGATCGTTTGGATGTACCCAGTAGTTAATCATACGTTT